CGGCGGCGCGACCGCTCCCGGTTTGTTCGGGCGCCAGAGCGGAAGGTTCATGCTCCAGCGCTCAAGAATCGCCTGCTGCTGCTCCGGATCGAGACTGCTGTCTTTCAATTCCTGCGCGGCCATTTTGATGAACTCGATGGGCTCGCGAATCCATTGCCGCATTTCGTGGCGATAGTTCAGCCCGCGGGCATTGCAGTACTGGCGAAGCGTGATGAGCCCATTAGCCAACAGTTCGATTTGCAGGTTGCCCTCGTTGCCGTTATCGACCGTGACGCGAGGTGGCGTCTGCCAGGACAGTTTTAGCATCCAGTTCTTGTCCGTCGGCGGTCGTAGTTTGCCGGTAGCGATTCGATTCAGGAGGTAGTTGAACGCGATCGGCGTGCAAAACTCGCCGATTAGGTCAGAGCCAAGGATCTGAAAGAGAAGGTCCGTCTTGCTCAGTACGAAACGCATCTGCGACCCGCCAAGGTTCTTGGGGTTCCACAGAAAGTCCGACATGACGCCGAGTGCCGATGTGGCATCCCGCATCAGTAGGTCGGTGATGAACCCCTCCACAAGTGGAGTGGGAGAGTTGGGAGAAATCATCTTCGCGTCCCCGTCGGAATCGAGGTAGGCGATGCCAGCGCCCGCGCCGCCGGCCAGTTGCTCAAGCTGGGCAGTGTCGGGGTTTGGCGTTCCATCGTCCTTCACGCCAGCGTTGCGAATCGCACCGATGGCGCCGCGGGCCTTGCTCTTGCCAACACCCTTCAGCACGAGCGCAATAAGCTGCTGCGCCTTTGCCGTTCGCGTGGTCAGTCGCTTAAGTTCGTGGATGTCCACAAGGCAATTGACCGCCTGCGCGAGTTCGGTGATGCCGCGCACTTGGTTGGTCGCGTGCGGCTTCATCCAATGAATCATTCGCTCCCGCGGGACGCGTGCGGCTTCAAAGCCGACCGTGCGAACCCAATAGCCAACCGCTCGGCTATTGCGGTTCAGCTCAACGCCGTCGAAGATGATCGAGTCTTGAGATGGGGCCGACCCGGGGGCGACCGCCGCAATGGCGAGTGAAGGTGCGTCCACAACATAGCTGTTTGCGGGCGGGTTCGGAGGCGAGATGATTTCCTCTGTGTCGTAAATCTGGAAACACGGCTCGTTGCCCCAATCGGGGTTTTCGGTTTTCGCGGCAAAGAACTCACCGCGGAGGATGCGCTGCGAGATCGCGTGCTCTTGCGCCTGGTAGAACGTGCGGCGGCCGGCGAGGTCGCATCGCTCCTTGGTGAGCGCGTAGGATTCGAAATCATCTTCGGCGAGTTGGTTCCATTCATCATCGTCCGAATCAATCTGGAGGTTGATGCCCTTGCCGACCGTATGGCGAGCGATGCCAGCCACGCCCTCCTTCACGATGCCGAAGTTCTGCCAGAGCCATTCCGCCTTATCGATCAGGTTTTTCCGCGTCCAACGGCGAATGTAGAGCCTGGAATCATCCGGCACGATGAAGCGCACATTGGCGCGATCGATGGACGAATTGAGCGTGTCGGCAAACGCGGGACTGCCGCCGCGTCCGATGAGCCAGCTAATGAGCGAAAGCGGATTCAGCGTCATTGGTTGAGAGAGAAGTCTAGAACGGTGATTTCCCGCGTGCCGGCGGTGTCTGCGTAGAGCCGCAACGCCACACGGCACGCACTGGCAACCTCATCGCAAGTGAACGCTGAGGTCTGCGTCACGCTCTTGCCGTTACCGCTCGCGCTTTGCAGAAATCCGACCGATCCGCCGCCGGCAATAATCTGCTCTTTCGCCTTCGCCAAAAGCTCATCCACAAAGGCCGTAGTGCCCGTGTCCTCGCACTCGGCGACAAGGAATTTTGTAAATCGGGCGATGTCGGACATTGCCCGCGCAGGGTGTCAATGCCTCGGAATCGCTGTTTTCCGGTCAGCCGCCAATTTTGGCGGCTGCTTATACTGATTTTGAACGCCTTACGTCAATTCTGCCCGATTGACTGTTGCATCGCCTGAAGCTGCTGTAAAAGCGCAGCCATCGGCTCAAGACGCCTAATTGCGTGCTCGCGCTCGGCGGCGTCCATCTGCTCTGGCGGCTTTGTCAGCCGGAATGTTAGGCAGAGGAGCGGCTGGGTCGTAGATTTAGGGCGCTCAAGGCTGCGCTCGTATGCCTTATCCGCGCCGAACTCGCGGACCATCTTTCCGGCGCTCTTGCATCGCTCGGCAGAGCGGAGCGAAAATCCAAGTTGCTCTTCATGGATCGAAAACCAGTCCTCGAATTCGCCAGGGCGCGCCTCCTGCACTCGCAAAAGCGCCTCGCCGATTTCTGCAAGCCCGTCGAACATGTGGCGCTTCATCCCGCCAACCCGCTTCTCGACTTGAGAGTTGAGATTTTGAGCCCTCATCGCCAACAGCATCGAATGGGCGAAAATCCCGCGAATGCGGCCTATGAATTCCGCGGAATCGTAGTCTGTGAGGGCAAGGAGGTCGCTCATAGTGCAGGGAAGAACGAGAGCGCACCGCGTGCATTCTTGACCGCCACGGCGCTGGTGATGGCGGGTTTTCGAGTGCTGGCAAGTTCGCGGCTCTTCTCGCGCGCCGCAGGGCATTTGTCGCGCCGTGCATGGAGCCCATAACGCTGCTGTGCCTCCCGAGCGTCCGCATGGACGCAGGCGCGGGTAACACCGAAGAAATCTGCGTAGTGCTGGTAACTCTTGCCGAAGGCTGGATCGTTCGCGCCGATGGCCGTAGCGCAGGCGCGGCGCCGCACGTCCTCCGGTAGTCGCGAGTCACCGAAGACAGCCCGAAGGAACTCGAAAATCTTCCGCATCTCATCCTCTGGCGATGCTTTCGAGTCGCTATCGATGCTTTCCAGAACGGCGTCTATCTCAGCAAACACACGCGCGCGGCGGTCCATTGGAACAAACGGCGCAACGATGTCGCGCAACTTGTCGGCGGGGGTGTCGATGCCTTCGGCGAAGTCGGGCCGGTAACTTGCCAATGACGATTCTGCGGCGTCTCGGTCGATCATGTTATTCGGATACGTGCGAATATGCTCCAGCGCCCCAATATAGCCACGCCAGAAGGGCAAAAACGATGACGGTAGAGACGACATCACTATACCCGCCGGGGTCTTTCTTTGGGCGACCGCAAACATCAGTGCGGAGGGTAGCTAAGAAGCCTAAAACCTGAAGGAGCACGATACCGATTTGGCAGTACTTCATATTTGTGAGATCAATGGAAGCATGGCTGTCAAGCCTCATACCGGGGGCGGCTCAGATTTCTTCGCTTCGGCGGCTGCGCGGGCGTCGCGCAGCTCGTCCAGCGCCTCCTCGATCTTGCCTGAAAGCACCCGCTGAAGCTTCTCGCAGTCGCCAAGGTGGTTTGTCTTCGTACGGGTCATCCAGACGCGTTTGCCGCGGTCCTCGCCCTGGTATTCGTCCGTGAGCTGCTTCCGATAGTCGGCATCGATGTTGGTTGGAAGCCACCAGTTGATGACTCCGGCTGAATTCTTGCCGTCGAGAATGCACGAATAATAGAGATCGGCCGCGAAGTAGTTTGACCAGTAGCGAACCTCATCGATTTCACCGTCCATCACGGGCTCCACGCGTATGAGACTCCCGCCCATATTGGTGTCTTTCATGCCGCGCGAGGGGGAAAGCCATGTTGATTGAGTGCGGCAGAACTCCCACACTTGATCCTTCTCGTAACCGGCATCGAACAAGCCGGAGAGCACGGCATATTCGCGGGCGGTCTGGCCGTCCTTGGAGGTGTATTTGAAGCGGCGAAGGTTGCCGTTGGCATCCGGCACATGCCCGGCCTTTTCGGGAATCTGCTTGTCCCCTCCAATCTCGCCCCAATCGATGAGCGCGGACCATGATTGTAATTCGGGATGGTCCCACAGGATGCCCCACGCTCGGATTGTGTACCAGCGGGACGTTCCCTGCCGGTCAACCGTGATCGTGAGGTATTCGGCTTCCAGCGGGATCTGACCCTGAAGATACGGCACCGGGCAGCGACCGATTACGCGGTCAAGGTCATCCTCTTTGATGGCCGTGCCACTGCGGATGAAGGGTTTTCCAAGGACGAGGTTCCAGAACTTGATGAGCAGCCCGAGATTGCCTTTCGCCTGGAGAAATTCGACCGCCAGCACGCCCCACGCTTGGAATGGCGAGTAGAAGGCCCATGTGTGGGCGCTGACGTGCTCCTCATCGGCGTAGGGGTTGTGAGCGACCCAACGGTAACGGTCCAACATCCACTTTTGGTCAACCTGCTCGATTTCCTTTTTGCAGTGGGCGCATTCGAAAGTTGTGCCTTTGCGAACGCCGTCGATTCTCCATCCAACGCGTTTCTTCTCCAGCCGTGTTGGGTCGGCGTCCGCTGGCCGGTCCTCCATGATGGCGAACTTTTCGAACAGCGCCTTACCAGTGACTTCCTCGCGCCATTCGGTGCGCGGCGCCACGTTGGCGTTGGCGTCCTTCAGCGGGTTTAGATCGATGTCGAAGGGCACGATTGCCTTCTCAACGAAGAATGTGAGGCGTTGCCACCCTGCGAGCCGCGGGTCGTAGCTGAGCGGCGAGCGCCCAGGCTCGGTTTCCTCTTCCGTTGGGAGCAGTGGTTTCCATTGCGGACCAACACCCATTTCCTTCTCTCTTTCTGCCGAGCAATGCGGACAGGGGAGATAGCAGTAGTGCTGCGAGCCCGCTTGGAAGTGGACCCAGATTGGCCCGAACTCGCCTTTCTCGCCTGGGGTGGAGTTGCGAACGATGAGCCGCGATGACGCGAAAAGCGCCGTGCGGGCTTCGATCTTATCGCTACTGGCCGCGTCGTCCGACGTGGACGCTCGGCAGCGGTCAAGTTCGTTCTCGATTGCAAGCTCGGCGTTGAATCCGTGCAAGTCAGCCTCGGCGCCGGAGCCTACCAGCCGAAACCGCTTCCCGCGAAACGCCTTCTCCAGCGTGGTCCAAGCCTTCTTGGTGATGACCGCCAGCGATCGGACCGGCGTGCACTCCAAAAGGAAGTCCTCGATTTCATCGCGGACCAATTTCCGCGCACTATTGCGCGTGGGATCGAGCCACACAACTTGTCCGAACCGCTCAGCGATCCAGTAGAGGACGAGGCAGATGGAGAACAGCGTCTTGCCAGCGCGCGCGCTGGAGCAGAGCGTGAGGAAATGGACCTGTCGTTGCTGCGCTAGGTCGTAGAGCCCTCGGAAGATCGGGAAGCGGCCCGTGCGCATCCGGCCAGGATTCGGCCCGCCGCTGCTCTCAGGGATCTTTACGTGCTGGTCAATCCACTTCCAAAGCCGTGTGCGGGGACGTGGCCGGATGACCGCCTTGATGAGTCCGCGGAGCCATGCGCGGGCGTCGAGGAAGCCTCGCGGGTTTCGAGTTGCTGACATTGCCCGGCGGGCGTGTCAGCGAGAATGAGCGGGCAGTTCGTTACGCTGCTTTCGGTTCGCACGCACTTTCCGAACAAGGCAACAAGCGACCTTACAGACTTGCGTGGTCAGCATCTCGCTTGCGTTGCATCCCAAGGCCCCAAACTTTAGGGCTACCGCTCAAAGAAGTGGCGGGGGAGAGAATCGAACTCTCGATAACGAGGTTATGGGCCTCGCGTCTTACCACTTGACGACCCCGCTTTTAAAATCTGAGTTGAGACGCCCGACACGTTTTGTGCGTTATGGCCTAGACGCGTGCACGGAATCACCTTCATCTGGCGGGCCTCTAGAATGCGCTTGGTTCCTGTGTCATGGGCGCCTCAACTCAAATTTTAAATAACTGCTGACAAGCTACGGGCGCTGTCAACCCTCCACCATAGCGCCCTCGACTTCTCCGGGCGGTGGTGTAGGCTGCGGGCGTGAACGCTTCCGAGATTTCTTTCCGCTCGTTGCTGACTCCTGCTGAGCGCCGCGAGATTCTACGGAGGGTGCAATTCGTTCACCGATTGATTCGGTGGGAGTGGTCGGCTCCAATTCAGGTGACTCCTGCGAACGCTGGCCCGTCTCAATCACCCGCCGGCCAATCTGCCGAAGCGCCTGAGTCGCAACCGACGTGACGAGTTGCAGGAATGCAGCGCGGTCTTGGCCTTCGAAGAGAATCAAGGTCAGTAGCGATTCTGTCTCGGCGTCGAATGGCAGCGAGGCGACCGCATCCGCAACCGCGCGCTCTGTTGTGTAGGCGCTGTTGTGGATGTCGAGAATCACCGCCTCCATCTCATACCGAAGCGCGTTCTCCGCGTCGCCTGCGTCACGATGGCCGATCATGGATTTCGCGGCCGTGAATGGGAATTGGTGAAGTTTGGTCGCGATCGCGCTCAGCATCGAGCCAATCAGGACTTCCATCTCGCAAGCTTCCAAGAGTGTGCCCTTGAGGGTGTGAATGCCGATGGAGTCTTTCTCGACCACCTTCGCAATCTGGGCGCGTTTCCAGTCCTCGATGCTGCCGCGGTAGCGAGGTGGCGACATGCTCTCGGCGCCGGGCGCGTCGTCTTCTTCCTCGTCTGGATCTTCGGCGCCAGGGCGCGGCAATCCACCGTAGCCGCGCTGAGGGCTATACGGCCCAAGGAGGTGCTTGCGCATGAATTCGACCCATTGCCCCACGTCTCGCGTCTGTGGGGCATTCCCGGGCTTTTCGCGCCAGCGCCTCAAGCTCTTGCGGTCAGTGCCGAGAGCTTCGGCGAGTTCAATATCGCTCTGTGGCGTGTTCGGATCGGTCATTCACTGCCGGCGGGTGTCATCCTGTGGCAGTGTGGCAGTTCCAGTCGGGTCAGGCGCATGAAAGTACGGGAATCAGCTTTGACTGCTGCATTAGCCCATCTGATAAAGAGATTCCTTGGTAGGGGGTATGCCTGCTATAATTACTGGATGGTAGGATCTCCTTTTGCGCACGCTCGTAGTGGTGCAACCTGAGTGCACCAATAGCGAAATCCGAAGTCAGTACGCAATGCCTGACCACATGAGCATAGCGAACCCTGACAGCCTACGTGCTCCGCGCCGCGTTCCCGCGACTGCGCTCCGCTTGTGTCCTCTCGCTTCGCTGCCGGACTGGCACACGCGCTCTTTTGCGTATGGCTGGCGCTTCGCGCTGCGCTGGTCCCACCCAAAGACCCACCGTGAAGACTCTGCTTCGAAGTCCGCGCCCGCGAGGCCTTTTTGCGGTTTCATGCCAAAGTCGTCAAGAAAATTAATGTTCAACTGACCACCAGCACTGATGAACACTTGGTCTGCGGTCGATTGCGAGTGATCGGCACATAATACGTGCACGTATCAATATGGTTACGTGATCGCGTAAACTCAGCGTCTCATGATTATTTGAAATAATGCTTGCATGTATTCATACGCGGTAGTATTGGTCTCTCATGCAAACGACCCAATCCGACATCTTCCAGCAAGGTTACGCGTTCGCCGTGGCTCGCATTCAAGGCGACCGACAGAACTTCAACGGAGGCAAATCCAACAACGGAAATTGCCCATACCTTCAGGGCAGCAACTTTCACAAGGAGTGGATGAATGGCCTGCGTAGCGCCGAGAAGGATCACAACTACGACACCGGACTTTGAAAATGAACACCCCACTCAAACCACTTCCTGGTCAGCCACTCTGCAAGCATTACACCGGCGCATCACTGTCTGATCTTGCCGGTGACTATTCCTGCCGCTGCCTTGCCGATATTGCATACGAGAGTTTTGTTCCCGACATGAATCGCTGGCCATGCAGGCGGCGCCATTTATTGGGCTTGGAGCAGCACCCCTGTGCATCCCGTGATTATGGAGACAGCATCTCAGAAAGTATTGACGAGCAACTTGCGCAGATGGTCATTCGTGCCCTATGAGCCCCCGTGGAGGATTTCGCCAAGGCGCCGGCCGCAAGCCACGCAAAACGCCACTGGTCGCATGGACCGTTAAACTCGACCCCGGCTTACTGAAGCTCATCCGCAAAATGATGAAGGCCGAAAAACTCTCAGGCCCGAAGCTCCTGGCCAAACTTACCGGGTGGACTCCACCCACAAAGACCCCCGCCAAATGACCTACGAAACCCAACCCAAATCCGTAACCACAATGCCGCTCGGATCATCACCTGTGCCTGACGACGTGGCGCTCGTGGGCGGCGTGGATGTCGCCGGCTCCATCGCCATGCAGACCGATGATGACGGCTACTGCATGCCATGCATTACGCTCGACTTGAGGCATGCGGGCGAGTGCTACGCTGGAGCGCTGTTTTCGATGTCCTAACCCCAACCAATCACGATGAAAACTGAAAACCACAGCGAAGGAACATGGATCGTAAGCGGTGACAGCATCATCACTGATGCCTTTTGCATCGCTAATATTGAGACAGATGGTGGATATGAAGCGCCACCCGAACAGCGAGAGGCTAACGCCAGACTCTTGGCGGCGGCTCCAGACCTTCTATCGGCGCTCAGGGATCTGCTTGAAATCGGACAAGCAAAAGCCGCGTTTCATGTCGCTGAATGCAACATGGCTCGGGCGGCAATCGCAAAGGCCACCAAGCTATGAAAACAATACCAAACGAACCCCATCGAATGACCGACGACGAATACACTCTCTTCATCAAGGGCGTGGAATCGGTCGGCATGATTCGCTGCATGGGCCACCGCGCCGTTCCTCAATACAACAAGAATGAAGCCACTGGCGCGGAGTGCGCGGCTTGTGAAATCGAGCGACTAAAAGAGAAGTTGGCGAACGCGCGCGGATGGATCATGGCGAACACCACTAAGCCAGTGCACGACCTGCTGAGGTCATTAGAGCCATAACACCCCCAAGCACGATGAAAACTGACCCTATGACCCCTGACCCACCCACCAAAGAGGCGACGCCGAGCGAGCAGTTTACCTGCGAATGCGGATTCACTTGGTTGCGCGGTCAAAGCGGATCGCATGAATGCGGCCCCGGCTACAGAGCGAAGATTGAAAGGCTCGAATGCGAGAACGCCGCGCTGGTGGAGGCGCTACGGCTTTGCGACCGTCGCTGCGATTCTCTTCACCACGCGAAGCACCATCGGCATGAGATTGGCGAACCATGCCCCGTGGAGGCAATAATCGAAGCAGCCCTCAAATCCGCCTCCCAAAAATCCGCAAGCGAGGAGGCGAGATGAGCATCGGCGAACTACTGAATCAGTTCGTCGCTGACCAACTGCGCCAAAAGCGCTGGTGGGAACTGATTCACAAAACGTCGCTCGATGAGCTTGAGCGCATGTGGAACGAGTGGGATGGGATGGCCGTCATGAAGATTGATGGCGAATACGTTCCAGAGAGCTACATCGTTCAGGAACTCAAGGCCCGAAATTCAACGGTTGACTACATGCCATGACCAAGCCCGAACTCAGCCTGGCGCTTTGGTGAATCAGAAGGTCGCTTTCGCTGCTGATTAGCACACCTGAGCTAGCACACCGATCCGACCGAAGGGGGTATTTTACAGAGTGCGCGCTGCAGGGTTCGAACCTGCGACCCCATCCGTGTGAAGGATGCGAAACACCTCTGTTTCTCTGTTGGACTCATCTTAAAATTGGGTATATGGCTCGTTTGTGTGCTACAAAAGCACACCGAAATTAGCACACAGCCCACCCATGGAAGGATTATTCAAACCGCCCGGCCGCGATGTCTGGATGTACCGATTCACGCCGCTGGCTGGCGCGAAGCAGGTCAGGAAATCGACCAAGAAGACAGACGAGGCTGAGGCGATCGTTGCGGCCAAGAAGATCAAAGCTGATTACCTCAAGAAGCGAGAGGATGCCGGTGACTTTGAGGTCGAGATTGACGAATACCTGGCGCTGCAGCGGCGCGACGATCGACTCTCAAAGCACAGCGTCACGAACCGGCGATACACGCTGGTGAGGTTCTTCGAGGAGATTGAAAAGAAGAATGTTGGCGAGGCGACCGCGGAGGATGCGCAGAGCTGGTACGACAGCCTGAAGGGCACCGAGGAATCAAAACACACCTACATCCGCTGGCTGAAAGCGTTCTACAAATGCCTCATCGTGGCGCGGAAGGTTGAGGAGAACCCATTTGCCGCGGTCACAATGGCCCGGGCGAGGCCGACAGCCCGTCACTCTACGCTGACCAAGGAGCAGGTCGCTACGCTCATTGACGCCTGCAGGAATGACGGGTTGCGGTTCGTGCTTTTCTGTGGCTTTCACGCGGGCATGCGGAAAGAGGAGGTGATTGAGGCGCGGCCCGAGTGGTTCGATCTGCAGACCAATCACATTCACATTGGTCCTACGCCAACGTGGATACCGAAGGACCGCGAGCGGAGATCCGTGCCGCTTTCTCCAGCCTTCCGTGCGTTCCTGAAGGACTACGGCAAGCCGTCGCCCTACATGCTGGCGCCGGAGGTTGAGCCCGGCATTGCCGCATACCGATACGACTTTGAGCGCGCATACAAGACGCTGCTCCGAAAGACGAATCTCAAGTGCACCTTCCACGATGCGCGCCGCACGTTCGCGTCACACCTCGTCAGCGCCGGCATGAGCGTTTACAAGGTCGCCCGCTACCTGGGTGACGGCGTGGCCGTTGTGGAGAAACATTACGGCCACCTGCAGCCCGACGCTGGCGAGTTCGATCGGATGATGTCTATTTAGACTTTAGCTTTTCCGCGCTCTCCCTCAGCGACGGGACTAGAGGAAGGTCTGCGTCAGAGTATGGCCTATTCTGCTCAATAGCGTCGGCATATTCCTGAATTGATTCGATGTGGTACTGTTTCTCCTGTGGCGAACTATCTCCCCACACGGTCATCCCATCCTCATAGTTTTTCTTCCTGAAGCCCCAATCCGCATAAAGCATTTTCGTCACACTCTCAATTTCTCTCTTTTCATCGGAGTTCAGCGGAAGGGTTTTTTTCTTCATCCACTCCAAGAACATAAGCTGAGATTCGCGAGCAACTTTGCTTGCATGATTCAATGAGGAAAGGCGCTGCTCTGGGCTTCCCCCCGCTTCGTTCCCGGCCGCATAAGCCGCATTGATCGAAGCTTTTATTTCATCACGCCGATTTGCCCAAGCGAGATGACTGATGAATGAGTAGGCAATCGCCATTGCGACAAGCAAAGCCGATAGGACTGCAGCAAATATTTTGAGCGTTGATTTCATTTTGTGTCTTTCTGTTCCTCAATTATTCGAATCTCGTTCATCCTTTTCGGCCAGTTTCGATTTGGATTCCCAAATGTTGCGGCGAGTTGAGTGTAAAATGCAATCCGCTCAGTGTCCTTCTGATTCATCACATCTCGCGCTTTTGGGTGGGCAACGCGTGTCGGGAATTCACGCTCCTTTAGGTCATAGATCACCAGCGAGACAATGTAGGCTGAGCCCGAGCGGTAGCCTTCCTCTTTCGCCCGCGTCTTCACGAGCGGCATCAGCACGAGCGGCACGTAGACGTTGAAGCGGTAGCGGCAAATATCGCCTGGGGGCGGCTCCGGCTCTCCGAGTTCGAGGACGAGCGAACGAACGAATGTCTCCATCACCCATGATGCCTGCTTCATCAGTGAGCCTGTGAAGGCGTGCGGCTTCCGGCAGTAGATGTCCCAAAGCAGAAGGCCAATGACGTATTCGGATCGGCTCGCGTATCTCTTCGCCTTCCATCGCCTTTCAATCACCCCCTCCAAAAATCCCGGCAAATTCGCCGTTACCTGCTTAGTGGCCATCGCTTGTGAATAACTTTGCACTGCATGCAGTGCGCTCAATGGTGTTTACGTGAACACTATGTGGTGGAATCATTTTTCCCATGAACCTGCTACTTATTTTTCCCCTCTTGGCTCTGCTGAAACTCCAAGAGATCGAGAGCACGCCGCTGGCGCACGGTCAACAGACGCAACGGTTGAGCGATTTCCTCGCCCTTCGCCGTCTGATCAAGCAGCGCCTCTGCGCACTGCCGCACGAAAGCGGATTCGCCGCCTTGCCACTTCAATTCTCCCACCTTGGCTTGGAAATCGGTCTTCAGCTTTTCGCTGACCTTGCCGACGATCATTTGAGATTTTTTCACAGTGCGCCGCCTCTTTCGCATAATCTTTCTTGGCATGGAATGACAATCAGGGTTGACCGCGGGTACAACCTCGGTAAACCTATCCGCGCCCCCGGTCAAACGCAATTCGCGCCCACCCGACAAGGCGAACGCTACGTAAAACCACACCCCATGCACAC